GGGGTGCGTGCCTGCCTCTACCGCAAGCGCCGCCTCCTCACTGAACTCGTCTAGGACCGCGCCCACGTCGCGGGTCATTCGCCGCTCAAGCTGGTCCCTGGTCGGCTCGCTTGCCTTTAGGAATCGGAATGCATCGTCCACGCCCACAAGCTCGATGGCTGTCTTGACCTGCTCGCTGAGCCAGTCAGGTATGATGTCGCTTGTGAAAGTGCAATCGCGGCCGCGCTTTGCGGCCTTATCTCTCCACCGGGCTAGTTCGGCAAAGAGACCCGGTGGTGGCCCCATACTGGGGCCAATGCTTTTGGGGGTGGACTCTGGCCTGGCTGGTTGCCGGCACCAGGTGCGCTATCGTTGGCAAATTGCGCTTGTGCCTCCAGCGGTGGCGTGATGCGGTCCTCTTGCTCGAATTCCTCATCAAGACCCGGCATGTCGGCAGACAGAAGGAGCTGGTTAATCACGCGCCGTGCCTCGTCTACGCTCACCAGGTTGGCCTCATATCCTGGATACACCACGCCACTGGCCAGGAACGACTGGCTCTCAGCCTTTGCAATCTCGGCCCGCTCGATGATTTCTACCTTGTTGATCTGATATACTATCCGCAAGCCAAGCGGATTGAATAGCTGCCGGTTCCACGCGGGTAGCGTGTGGATGTTCACCAGCGGCTTGATGGTCTGCGTCCACAGCTCATACTGCAGCGCATCTCGTTCGGCTCTGTTGGTTTTTGCCTCTGCCAAGCCGGGCGGTATGAGGTGAGCGGCTAGGATCTGCTCGCGTTTGGTGCGCTCCAGATCGGGCATGGCGAGGTCTTTGATGGGTTGGCCGATTATGGTTGGCTTTAGGCCCCGCTCAAGAACAACCGTCTTGTGTGCCTTGCCAGCGCCCTTGAGAATCTTTTCCCAAGCCACCTGTATCCGGCTCTTTTCCACCGGGGGTACTGGCCCTTCCGTGGTCAGCATCACCGCAGGAATGGCCCCATTGGCAAAGAACGCCGACGCCCACACATTCGCGTTCTTGACGAGCTGTCCAGGCTCAGCGCCCACGCCCCCCGCGCTCACACCAGGGCCTATGTCGTGGTCAGGGCTCCACGTCTGAAAGTAGACGATCTCTTCTGCCTTGTAGAACTTGGGTGGCTTGCTTCCTATCTGTTGCTTGAACTTAGACGGTCGCCCGTCGCTGTCTATCTCTACGACTTTCATCGTGTTCGCGTTGAGCACCTGGAGGTCACGCACGGTCACGCGGTTGGCACGCTTCAGCACGTAGGCCGCTCCGTGCAACTGTAGCCAGATACGCACGCGCCAATCCACCGGGGCCAGGTCAATGTCCCATTCCGCCTGGTTGTCGTCTGCCTGTTCGTCCTCGTCCATATCCTCTGGGTAGTACGCCTTCGGTATCTGAGCCACGCAGTTTGCTATGAGCTGCGCACACCAGAACGTCCAGGCCACACACTGATACAGCTCTTGTGGGTCGGTGTCACCACCTTTGTCAAGCGCCCAATCCATGAACTCGTCGAAATCGCCAAGTGTCAGCGCCTTATATCCCAATGCCCCGCCTGTGATTTGTGTCATTCGTCCCCCAGCAGCGTCATCCAGGCACCGGAGCACCCATAGTGTGCCAGTACAACGGCGTCTCCATAATCAGGGGATCGCCCCAAGCGTTTCTTGATGTCATCTTTGCTCTCAATCTGGATCCCTTGTGCCGAGACTTTCCACTTGGCAGATGCCAGGTCTGCAAGCAAGCGCGGGTCAGGAGGTAGCGCCAGGTCGTCCCCCTTCACGGGATCCAGTGCCTCACGCATTGTCCAATAAGCCTCAGCTCGCACATTGCGAAACGCCAACATGCCAGAGCGATCGCGTCCGTTGCTCCCCTCGGCGAAATTCACGCCCACAACGTTGACCGTTGCCATCTGCGCCAGCGAGTCGTAAGCAGAGGATCCCACGCCGATCACATCCACGTTGACCATCGCGTTCAATTCATCCCCAACGGCCAGAATCACCAGCCCGGCCACGCTTGGACCGTCTGGTGTCTCTGTGCCGGCATACGCCTCGGAAGGCGCAAACCACGTGTCATACCGCTTCGACAGCACCGTCTCATCTGCGCCCCCCCTGGCTACATCCACACCAACAGCAGATAGCGGCGTATCGGGTTGCTCTCTCTCCCTCCACCGCTGTTGTGCCAGTCGTATCCATTGCGTCGGTATCACCTGCCACGGGTCGTCACCAATCCCTATTGAGAAGTCGCCAAATAAGAGTTGTGTTCTCAGCGGCTCCGGTAGATTCTGCAACGTCCTGCCATAGCCACTCTCGGCGAGATATGGGTTGTCCGCTAACTTTGCCGGGATGAACGTGCGTGACGTGGGCTCTATCATCTCGCCATCGTGCTCGAAGGGTTCTGGCCCGCTCACCTCCGTGTCCTTGCCATCTATGACCGCAAACCATCGCAGCTCCCCAGGGCGCGCCGGGTTTGGATGGTGCTCGTCCAGCCACGGCCCCCAATACTCGATCACCCACTGACCATCGGAGTGACTTGGTGGGTTGCCCGTTGCCACTACTCGGCACCGCTGGCCCTCTATCGTTGTACGCAGCCACCCAATCAGAAAGCGATACTGCGAATGTAGAAACTCTGTCAGCTCATCAAACGCTATGAAATCGTGGGGGCGGCCCTGGTAACGGCGTTTGTCATCCTCGTACTGGCACGCTCCAAAGTCAAGCGAACGCCCTCCAGGTATGTCGCGCCACGCATGTTCCTGGCCGTTGAATCGCGCAACATCAACAAGGATGTCTTTGCTACGCTCAATAAGGCCAGCGGTACCCGATAGCTGAGTAAGCTCGCGGCGGAATATGATGCTCTTACGATGCGCAGTGACCGACAATCCGAGTACAAGATCGCTTTTTCCTCCACCGGCGGCTCCTCCATAGAACAGTTCATCAGCGGGCGACAGGTAGGCTTGCCACTGTGGCACCGACTGTGGCACCCACAGCGCGTTACCCTGAGTCGCCTTCTCCATGTAGGTGATTTGTGAGGGTGTCCAAGAGTGTAGCGATTGTTTGAGCTTGCTGCGATTCAGTGATTCCGCGCTCATTCAGTGATTCGCCTTTGGTGGTCAGGTCTGCCCTTGTTGGCGCATCCACGCCGAGAATCTTACACCGTCGCTCGATGCACCACTGAATGCCTGCCAGGAATCGCGGATCGCCCGCTTGTCCCTTGCTTGTCTTAGTTGCCTCTGCTGGCCGCTCGGCGACAAACCGACCATCATCGTCCTGCCGCTTTTCGACCTTGCCCTTGGTTTTCTGCGTGAGGGTCTCAGCATCCTCACAACTGCGCTCCCAGGCTGTCCAGTATTCCCGCTCCAGGCGGTCAACCTTGGCCAGCTCTTTTGACTTTACTTTGTTGATGTTGACCAGAGACGATGTGAGCCATTGCGCTTGTAGCCACGTAATATCACGGCTTACCGTGGACTGGCTGATATTGAGCTTGGCAGCAATGTCAGCCTGTAGGCGTCCTTGCAGGTACAGGTCCGATATGTTGCGCCTGTCCCTTGCCAGTTCCCCATTAGACCTCCGCTTGCCCGTGCTCATTATTCACCCAAGTATTCACTCACACACCCGCGCCTCAAGGCCCATGCCGGTCAGCCGCTCAAGCGTGACGGCGACGTACTTGGGCTCGATCTCCATCCCGTAGCCGATGCGCCCTGTCTGCTCGCAGGCGACGAGGGTAGTGCCGGAGCCGACAAAAGGCTCGTAGACGTTCCCAGTGGTGTGCATCATCAGATCCTGAATCACGCCCGTCGGCTTGACACTCGCGTGTGCGAACTCGTTGTCCTCTCCGCCCGAGCGCCACTCTCTGCCCAACCCTATCACGTAGGCGTCATGATGCGGTTTGGCCCGCCCCCATTTCGGCTTGCCGGTCGTGCTCGCCATTATGGCCTGTGAACACATCAGCCAGTCATGCCACGGGAAGGTCTGATCGTTTTCGTCGTACATCCACAATGCCCGCTCGAACTGGTGCCCTGCATCCCGCACCGCATCCAGCCACACGGGAAACAGCCGGGGAGACTGGAAGGCAATCACCACGGCGTCGTCAATTGGCATCGCTGCCAGGCACCCATCGAACAGGTCGCGCAACCCTTCCGGGTCGTCATTGGTTATGCCCTCACGCTCGATGCCGTATGGTGGATCTGTGACGACTGCCGTCGCCCTCTCACCCCCCATCAGCCTCCCTACATCCTCCGCACTCGTCGAATCCCCGCACATCACGCGATGCCGCCCCACCTGCCACACCTGGCCCCGCTTGACTTGCCATTTCTCCTGTAGCTCTGCGGCCTTGTCCATCTGTGCGCCGGGGTCGTCGGGCGGGTCATCGCCGATGCCTAGCTCTAGCAACTCCCCATCCAACCACCCCCACGACAAATCCAGCCCCGCATCCAAGTCGAGCTTGAACTGCGCCGCGTCTAGCTGGAAGCCGACCTCACTTGTCCGGTTGTCAGCATAGGCCAGCTCGCGCGCCTCGGGGTCGGTCTCAAGATCGAGATCGTCACGCTGTACCGCTATCAGCTTGTCGCCGGTGGTATGGATGATCTCGACATCCTCTAGGCCAATGTCTGCGGCAGCCTCAAGCGTCTTGTTACCGGCGATCACCCGCCCGTGCTTGTCAATCAGAATCGACCGGCCCGCCCCATACTGGCGTAGGCTGTGATCGAGCATATAGCGCCCGCGCTCAGTGCCGACGTTGGCATTGTGCTCGTCAGGTGTTAGGGTGTCGAGCTTTACGGTCTCAGGCATCACTCAACCTCTCGCCGCAAGCGCCGCGCCTCTGCAAGCCAGCAGTCGGCGCTCTCCCCGTGGTAGAATCCATACATGTCCCCCTTCTCAGATTCCTTGCGATTCCACCACGCCATGCCATAGCAGTAGAGAGCCCGTTCCACCTTCTGGTTATGCGTCATCTATTCCCCCTAGGGTGGCGACTGCGCAGGGGAAACTAATCGACTGCATCACCGCCGCTCGTCGCTCGCATACG